GAAACGCTCATCCCGATCGGCTCACGGATTTTGATGTGACTGCCCACCATGTCCGACGTGAACGCTGTGCCTGATCCGGTGACAGTGATGCCGGAGCCAGTGTTGACCGAGGCAACGACCGTGACCGAATCGTCGAGGTTCTCTTCGCGGAACGGCGGCCAGTCGAAGGCGATCTCTTCCGCCGTCCATGCCGTGTCCCCGGTGCGGCTGATCTTGTGCGGCGGGTGGTTCTTATGGACGAGGTACAGCACGTCCGCCGTCTGCACGAAGTTGATCTCGAAGAGCTCTTCTTCGAGCCACGGGAGCGAAATGCTGCTCACCCCGTCGACGATCTCGTAGACTCGCGCAGTCGTGCCGCCAGAGCCCGTAGAGCGCCCTGTACCGTCCTCTCCGGAAAGCTCGAAGTTAGACCCGCTGGGGTTCGCCACAGTGAAGTAGCGGCCGTTCAACTCGCTCTGGGCGGACCCCGTGATGAATACCTGATCGCCTGCGCTGTAGGAGTTCGAGGCCGTCACCACGACCGGGTTCGCCGCTGTCACTCCCGTGATCGAAATCGTGCCTTCTAGGACCGCGCCGCCGTCTTTGTAGACGCGCATGTAGCCCTCGCCGAGCTCGAGCATGTACGCCTGTTCGCGAGAGAACTCGAACGGGATGAGACGGGCTTTCTCGGTGGAGTCCTTCACCGCCTTGACGTGCCGGAACCCGCTGCGCTTGAGAGCAGGCCCCTGGTACGTCGGGATGAAGTTGCGAAGGACGTTGCAGCCGGTCGAGTAGCGGGCGAGATCGGAGCGACCCTGCATTCGGGTGCCAAGCACCCCACCGTTGAAGGCGTATTGGATCGGCGACGCCTTCGGCATCAGTACCTCACCGTGAGCCAAAGATCCTCTTTGAACTCGGAGGGCGAACCCTCTTCACCATCGAACGCCATCGCCTCTTCGAGCTTGTTCTCGTACTCGACCATGAGAAGCTCGCGCTTGCTACGAGAGTTCGTGATCCGCTCGCACACTTCGGCTGCGAGGCGAAGCACCATGCACTCAGTCAAGGCTCCGTCGTACTGCTCCGTATCGGTCAGATCCTCGATGTACCGGATTGAGAGCTCACCCGTGCCATCGGTCACGATCGTCTGGCCCTCGACTCGCCAGTCGTAGGTCGTGTCTACCTCGAGGACGCGGAGGCAGTCGGACGGGACCTGATACGCAGAGTCGAACCCCCACGCGGGTGCGCTCACGAGAGCCGCTACTTTGGCCCGCTTGGTCGCCACGTTCCACGAATGGGCGCGGAGTACCTCCTGCCGAACGAACGGCCACGCGGCGTTCACAGCCCTCGCCCCTTCGGTCGCATCCGTCATGGAAATGATGGGTTCCGCCCCGAGGCGGTTCATCAAAGCCTGATTGGCGATTTCGACGAGTGAGGGCATTCAGCGAACCTAGTTGGCATCGAGGTAGTTCGAGATGGCAGATTCGAGCACCTTCAGCGAGGCCTTGATCTTGCCACTCGGGACGGTGTCGTCGATGACGACCGCGACATCGTTGAGCGCAGAGACGGTGATCGTCGCTCCAACAGCCGTTTCCGTGACGTCGTCGTGGGAGGAAGAGCTGGTCATGAACAGTCGGTCAGCCATGTTTTGGCTCCTATGCGAAGATGGGCCGGGAGGGTGACGACCTGCCACACCTCCCGACCCAAAGCCGAATCGGGAGAGACGGCTTAATCGCCCGCTACGTACTCGACATCGACGAGGAGGGTGATCGCCGCATCAACCGTGGTGCTGATCTCGCCCACGATGGCGAACGTCTCACCGGGGTCTTCCGTGTAGGACGCGGCACCCACAGCGGCGCAGGCCCACGCGGTCGAACCTCGGTTCGCGATCGTCAGCGTTCCCGCTTCCTCGAACACCGAAGTGCCGGGGTAGGCGATGTCCGCATTGATCGCGAACGCCGACGCGAAGAGGTCCGCATCGACTACCGTGTAATCCGCCGTGCCGTTCGACAGCGAGACGGTCCACAGACCGACGTTCATCGCACCCGCCGTCGCCGAACCGTCGATGCAGGACACGCGAATGTCCTTGATCCGGTCGCTCGACTTGATGGTCGCGATCACGAGGTCATCCGAATCAGTCGGAGTGCCCGTGTACACGAACGAGGTCTGGCGAAGGCGAGAGTGGTTGAAGCCGACGTTGCCGAGGGGCTGTCCCGTGGCACTAAGGTTGCTTCCGTAAAGGTAAGCCATGGTCTTCTACTCCTGGGGCACGACGCCGCGCCCCGTGTGTGGAACGGTGGCAGCCAAGACGACTCCGCCAAGGCTGCCACCATCAGGCCGTAACTACTGGCACTGAATCTCCACGATCTTCTTCTCTTCGAGCCGAGTCGCGCCGAACGTCCCGCATGTGTAGACCTGCTTCGTGTACGACTTGTCCGGCCGCTCCGACACCCGCGCCTCGATCGAATCGAAGACGCCGAGCCCCATTCCCGAGGGCACCCACAGCGGAACGCTGCGAGTCGAACCCGAGTTGACCGGCTCGTAGTGGACGAAGCGGACGCCCAGGAAGGGCTTGATGTCCGCCGCCGACGCATTGAGCGCCCGCGCATCCGAGTAGTCGTAGTTGATGTACTGATCCTCGAGCTGGAGGTCTTCGATGTCCTCCGAAGACACCGCACAGAACGGTGTCTCCATACTCAGATCGACATTGGCAGCACGGAGCGCCTTGATCGCCGACTTGATCTTCGCAGCCGTGAGGCCGGTCGAACCGTGGGCGATCTGGTGGGCCGAGTTCGCCGCGACGAACGCCGTCCACGTAGTCGTGGTGCCGGCATCCTCGCCCGTCTTCGTCGTGTCCGAGAAGAAGGCATCGAAGACTTCGGCATCCATCGCGCGCTTCATGGCCGCAGCGCCGTTGCGCACATACGAAGACTCGAAGTCGACGATGGCGCGGACACCTCGGTCATCCTGCTTGTCGATGAGATCCGCCCACTCATAGTCCACCGGGAAGACCCAGCGGGAATCATGGGGAGTCTCGATCAGCGGCGTATCGGCATGGCGAGTCGTGCGCTTCTGCGCCGTCACCGAGCCGATCTGCTGCATCATCTGGGCAGTTTTGCCCGTCACGCCCTGGACGGTCACAGCCGACTCAAAGCGCGAGTTCATCTGCTGCGAGAGCAGATTGACATTCGAGGCATATTCCTCGGAATGCCCAACGGTAATCTCGTTGCTCATTTTGAACCTCGTAGGTTGGATTGGAAAAGCGAAACCTGTGTTTGGCTTGTCCGCCTACGAGGCGGGGCCGAATCATCGAAACGATTCGCTGGCCCTTAGGCGTTTCTAGATCAGGGGGCGCGAAGCCTTGTCCCGATCACCACTCGCCTGAAGTGGGTTGTCAGCTAGTCCCTAAAGCGTGGACCGTGTGGGAATTTTGTCCACTGATTTCTACGCCGTGCCGTATGCCACCGCATTCAGGTGCCGAAGTTCCTGCGCCGCCCGCTTGTCGCCCTTCGCGGCCTTCGTCATCAACTCCGCACCCTTCACGTTGATCTGCTCACGGGCTGACTCGGGCGTCAGACCGAACGGTGCGGAACTCGCGGTCGGGTCCGACGAGGATCGCTGCGGCTCCGAGGTGAGCTGCCCCAGCTTGACGCCGAGCTCCATCACGCCTCGATAGCCCAACGCAGACTCGACGGCGCTGATCGCGTCCGCATCCCAGCCGATCGCGTCAAAGCCCTTCTTCGCAGCAAGCTCGTGCGCTTCCCGCTTGTCGCCCCACGCCTTATCCAGATCCGCCTTCTCAGCCGAAAGCGCCGCCGTGCGCGCCTCTTCCTGAGCTGCAACCGACTGCTCGAGGAACTCGACCACGCTCGCATTCAGATCAGCAGCCTGTTGAGGAGTGGCCCCGATGCGATGCGCGAGCCCAGCCACGATGTCAGCCGAAAACTCCTGCCCGGCGACCGTGCCCGACTCGAGTTCGTACCCTTCCGGGGACTCGGGGACACCCAGGCGAGCCCGGTACTCGGCCACCTGCTCCGCGTTGTCGGGATCGGGCAGCCGGACGAGCTGCTCTGCATTCACGCCGCGCAAACGCTCGATGTTGCGGTAGCTCTTGAGCATCTCCCCCACAGGGTTCTCGGCCTT